TTTTGATGCCACAGGTTCTTTTACTGTTGTCCTTCCTGTAACTAGCGATACAGATGTAACACCTCAACCTTTTATTTATACTTTTGAAGAGAATTTCACGGGCGGACGCACGATTGAATTGGCGCTACCGCTATCGGTAGCAGGTACCACTCAAAATCTCGCAGACCTTCTTCCAGCCTTGGATGCCGCAGACGCCGCCGCTTTTGTATCTGTGGACGCTTATCAGGCTCTATTGACCCGTTACAACACTTCTGAGACTATCCGTGTTCTAGTTGTAGACGCAGATGAAAAAGCCGATGATGCTAATTCTCACGCCGCCGCCGCCGCCTCAGCCGCCGCCGCTTTAGCCAATTACAACACTAACCAGTTGATGATGATGGGAGTCTAAAATGGCTGAGCCGTATGTACCCATTGCCCGATATAACACAGCGAATACTTTATTAACAGATTTAGAAGTTGCGACAACCGAGGCTTCAACTAATACTACTTTATTATCAACCGCGGTTAGTAGTGCCTTAACATCTAAACAGACGGCAGAGAATGTTCTTGGTTCAGGATTTGATTTATTCTTTTTGGTTGGTGCGTAATGGCACTCGCCGCATCATTGACCACGGTAACTATCACAGGTAATTATGTAAATTTTGAAGGTGCGGCGATTGCTGGACAGGTTCGATTTACCCTTGGTGATGTTCTTCGTAACGGTACAGATGACCAAATGGTTGCTCCTTCAAGCATCGTAGTCCCTCTTAGCGCTGGTGCCTTTTCAGTCACTCTACCCGCTACAAACGACCCTGATGTCATACCTAACCCTTTTGTCTATACCGTCGAGGAATCCTTTGCTGGAGGGCGTACATACACGATTTCGGTGCCTTATACGACTGCTGGTTCACTAGATTTAGCCGACCTTAGCCCTACCCCTACCTTGAGTGAAAACTTCGTACAGGCTATTGATGATACAAGTTTTACAACTCTTGAAACCAACATTACCGCCTTAGATGTCTTAATCAATCAAACAACAGACAAGATTCTTGCTTCAGGAAAGTATTGGTACATTCCTAGTACATACGCTACATATACGGCGTTAGATACTGCGTTTGCAACTTATACCGCTTTGACCGCCGCAACTTACAGCCTAGACGGAGCAGATATTTCTCCCTTCGTCACCTTGGCTCAAGCCTCAGCGTCAAGTGCTTCAGCAAGTGCAACAACAGCCACAAATAACGCGACTGGTACAATCAGTCCATTACTTCTAATCGGAGGATAACCGTATGGCAACAACTTACAAGGTATTGGGTCAATCCAATCCCTCAGCCACGACTGCTACAACTCTGTACACCTGCCCTGCCTCAACACAAACGGTTATCTCTACCATCACAATTTGTAACCAAGCGGCAAGTTCAGGAACATACCGAGTTGCTGTTCGTCCAAATGGAGCGACACTCGCTCCTGAACACTATGTAGTGTACGACGCTACTATTCAAGCCAATACCACAGCGGCTTACACACTAGGTCTTACCATTGATGCTTCAGATGTTGTAACTATCTACGCATCAGCATCAACTATGTCATTCAACGCGTTCGGAAGCGAGATAGCATAATATGGCAATTACCACTAATGGCGGCGCTGGCGTCACCGCGGATGCAGTAGCAACCCTTACCAACAAGACTCTTACAGCACCAACAATCAGCGATGCAACTTTTACTGGTCAGCAAAGCGGATTACAAATTTCTTTCAATCAGTCTATTGTTTTTGAAGGAACCACAGCCGATGCGTTTGAAACAACTCTAAGCGCTGGAGAACCAACAGTAGACCGAGTAATCACGCTCCCTGATGCTACTGACACTTTAGTCGGTAAAGCAACAACAGATACTCTTACAAATAAAACTCTTACTAGCCCAATACTTACAACCCCCGCTCTTGGAACTCCAGCATCAGGTGTGCTTACTAATACAACAGGTTTACCTATCTCAACAGGTGTTTCAGGTTTAGGAACTGGTGTAGCAACATTCCTTGCAACACCTTCTAGCGCCAACTTAATAACCGCGGTTACAGATGAAACAGGTAGCGGAGCGCTAGTTTTTGCTACATCTCCTACTTTGGTTACCCCAGTTTTGGGAACTCCAGCATCAGGAACTCTCACAAATACAACGGGATTGCCTATTACTGGCTTAGTTGCTTCAACTTCAGCCGCTTTGGGCGTAGGTACTGTTGAGTTAGGTCATGCTACCGACACAACAATTTCAAGAGTTTCAGCAGGTGTTGTTGCCGTTGAGGGTGTAAATGTTGTTACTACTTCTTCAACAGATACCCTTACAAATAAGACTCTTACCAGTCCAACAATCAACAACGCTATTTCTTCGTATCCAGTCTTGAAGTCTCCTGAAGAACGCTTAACCGTATCTGCAACAGCGGCGGCTACAACAGTTCAATTTGATACCAATACTCAAGGCGTTCTTTACTACACATCAAACGCAACTGCTAACTGGACCCTCAATGTTCGTGGAGATAGCGGAACAACTCTAAACTCAATACTTACAACAGGCGATTCAATTACTATCGTTTTCTTAGTTACTCAAGGTTCAACTGCTTACTACGGTTCTGCTCTAACTATTGACGGAAACGCAGTTACTCCTAAGTACATTACAGGCACAGCATTTAGCGCAGGAAACGCCTCCTCTATTGATTCTTATGTTTATACTATTATCAAGACAGGAAGCGCGGCTTTCACAGTCCTAGCCTCACAAACCAAGTTCGCGTAAAGGAGACGGCTTATGCCAATTATTGCTGGTCGCGCCTCCGCGGCTGTTGGTGCTGGATTCAGCCGTGTAGTTGTCGCTGGCTACGCTGGTCCATTCGGTGCGTATGATGCTTTGGCTACTTCAACTGTTGGGGCTACCGCTGTTTCTTCAATTACTTTTGCAGGTATTCCAAATAACTACAAACATTTACAAATTCGTATGCTAAGTCGCACTAGCCTTAGTGGAACGATTGACGGTTATACAATGCGAATGAACGCTGATAGTTCAACAACATATCCGTATCATATTACGATTGGAAATGGCTCAACGGCGTCGTCTGTAAATGATACTACTCAAACATTCATAAATAATGGAGATATTGCTGGAGCAAGCCTCACAGCACAAAATTTTGGTGTAGCAATTATAGACATACTAGACTACGCAAGCACGACTAAATTAAAAACAACTCGCACATTAGTTGGAGTAGATACAAATGGTGGTGGCTCTGTTAGATTTATTAGTGGACTTTATCGGAGTACAGACCAAATCAATCGAATTACATTTGCTTCCGTTAATAGTGCAAATTTTACTGAATATACTTCCTTCGCACTTTACGGAGTAAAATAATGGCTAATACTTATGTTGAACTTAAAAAAGAAACAGTTGTAGGTACATCTACTACCTCTGTTACATTAACTGGGTTTAGTGATACATACACAGATTTAAGATTAGTAATCCAATCACAAAATCAAAATAACACTAATCAACCATATATTCAGTTCAATGCTGATACTGGTACTGGAACTACAAATTATTCAACAACATCCTTGGCTGGTAATGGGACAAACGGAACATCGGCGCGACATACAAGCAACATTGGTTGGTATCCTGTGCCTGGTCCTGGAGTTGGAACGACTGGAAATTTTCAACCTTGGGCTGTTGATATTATGAATTACAGTAATACAACAACTTGGAAAAGTGGTCTAAGTAGATTTAACAACGCATCGTCTATTCTTAGTGCGAATGTACATTTGTGGCGTTCAACTGCGGCTATCAATTCCATTACTATTACTGCTGAAGCAGGTGCAGGTTATATTGTCCCTGGCTCAACATTCTCGTTGTATGGCATCAAAGCAGAGCCAGTAGTAACAGCCGCTAGAGCAACTGGTGGAACAATTTCTTTTGCATCAGATGGATATACATATCACGCATTTACTTCGTCGGGAACATTTACTCCATCAACTGCACTAACTTGTGATGTATTAGCCGTTGCTGGCGGTGGTGGTGGTGGCGGAAATCACGGTGGTGGCGGCGGCGCTGGCGGTGTACTTTACACATCTACTTCTTCATTCAGCGCTACTGGATATTCAGTCACAGTAGGTGCGGCTGGTACGGGTGCTAACTCTACTGCCCCATCGCCTTCGACAAACGGTACTAATTCTTCAGTAAATAGTTTAGTAGCCATAGGTGGTGGTCGTGGTGGCTGTTTCTCAAATAATATTCAAGGCAATAATGGTGGTTCAGGAGGCGGGGCTTATACTTCCGCTGGTTTAGGAACTGCTGGTCAAGGTAACAACGGCGGCGAAGAAAATCCTAATTACGCTCTTACAGGCGGTGGTGGTGGAGGCGCTGGTGCAGTTGGTGAATCCCCAATAACCGCTAAAGCGGGTGCGGGCGGTATCGGTACTGCTCTCTATTCTGATTTTGGTAATGCAACTTCTACGGGACAAAGTTCTTCAGGATTGCGTTACTTTGGTGGCGGTGGCGCGGGTGGTGGCTGGAACGGCGCTATTGCTGTTGGTTTAATCGACGCGGGTGGTCTCGGCGGTGGCGGTAATTCAGGCGCGGTTACGGGTTCAGGTGCTTCTAACGGTCAAGCAGGAACAAGTAATACTGGTGGCGGTGGCGGTTGTGGTGGTGGCGGTTCTTCTAATGGTGGTAACGGTGGTTCAGGCGTTGTAATTGTTAGATATTTGAGTTAAGGGGATAAACAAATGGCACAAAATTATGTTCTCTTAGAGACTATTAACCTCACTCAAACAACCGCGTCTGTAATTTTTAACAACATTCCTCAAACTGGTTATACCGATTTGAAGGTTGTAATGTCTGCTCGAAATAGCGGCAATGATGTAGATAATATCATTACACTTAACTCTACAAATAAAACAAGCGGTATTCGTTTATATGGTACGGGTACTGGAGTTGCATCTGATACCGCTGTTGGTGGCGGTCTTGCAACCCCTTCATCTGCAACTGCAAACACCTTTAGTTCTACCGAAATATACTTGCCCAATTATTTAGGAACTTCGCAAAAAAATGTATCTATTGATGCGGTAAATGAATCAAACGATACAGCCGCTTACTCTAATTTATCAACGCAATTATTTAACCTTACAAGCGCAGTTACTAGCATTACATTAACGCCCAACTCAGGTTCTTATGTTGCAGGTTCAACCTTTTCCTTGTACGCCATAGCCGCACTAGGAACAACCCCAGTAACCGCTCCATTCGCAACTGGTGGAAACATCGTCGCTAATGATGGCACTTACTGGTATCACGCGTTTTTGAGTTCAGGAACATTTACTCCGTTTAAGAATTTGAGTTGTGATTATCTTGTAATTGCTGGTGGTGGTGCGGGTGGTGGTCAAATCGGTGGTGGAGGCGGCGCGGGTGGACTTCGTGCTAGTACAGCCAATTCATTATTAGCAAACACTAATTATGTAGCCGTAGTTGGCGCTGGCGGCGGCGGCATCAATGGCACATCCGCAAATTCGGGTGATGGTACTAACTCATCTTTTAACAGCACAAGTGCAACAGGCGGCGGCGGTGGCGGAGGAAACGGTGGAAATACTGCTGGAGGCAAGAACGGCGGTTCAAGTGGTGGTGCGGGTGAAAACAATGCGTCATTTTCAGGAAATGCTGGCGGTTATACGCCAGTTGAAGGTTATGGCGGCGGTAACGCAACTCAAAGTGCTAACTATGGTTCAGGTGGAGGCGGCGGTGCTGGTGGCGCAGGAACATCAGGAACAACCAGCGCTGGCGGTAACGGTGGCGCGGGTCTGAATACAATAACTGGGTATGGTTCTTTTTCTGCAACTGCAACTGCAACTAATACTGGCGTAAGCGGTTATTACGCTGGCGGCGGCGGTGGTTCTATTATTCAGAGTTCGGGTAATGGTTCAGGCGGTTCAGGTGGTGGTGGTCGTGGTGGTTGCTTTGAAGATATTCTTCAACCACAATCAGGAACCGCAAACACAGGCGGTGGTGGTGGTGGTCAGGCTTCAAACAACGCATCTTTGACTTCAGGTTCAGGTGGTTCAGGTATCGTTATCGTTCGTTACACAATGGTCTAAAGGAGAAAAAATATGTCACATTGGGCAGAAATAGATGAGAACAACATAGTTCTCCGTGTACTCGTTGGAAATAACAGCGAGGCAGATGAAGGCGAAGCCTTTATGAATTCACTTGGCGGCACTTGGGTCAAGACCTCATATAACGGCACCATCCGCAAAAATTATGCTGGAGTGGGGATGTCTTACGATGCAGAGCGCGATGCGTTTATTCCACCTAAGCCATTTCCTTCTTGGATTCTAAACGAAGAAATTTGTAGATGGGAAGCCCCAGTTGCTTATCCAACTGACGGTATCATGTACAAGTGGGACGAAGAAACTACCGATTGGAAGGCAACAGTAAATGAGTGATGTACCTAAGAAACTTGTAGTAGATGTAGCCGCTGGCACATCTCAATACATTGATTTAACACCTGCTGAGATTGCTCAGCGCGACCAAGATACGGCGGCGGCGGCTGAAGCACAGGCAATCCGTGAAGCCGAGGCTGAAGCAAAAGAGGCTCTCAAGGTTTCTGCTAAAGCAAAATTAGTTGCTGGTGAACCTCTTACGGCAGAAGAAGCCGCAGTTCTCGTAATCTAATTATTACCCAATAGGAGTATAAAATGGCAGGTACAACAACCAAGGGTTTGCGTTACCCAACAGCGGGAGATAACCCTGCCGTTCATACTGACTTCCTTAATTTAGCAACAGATGTAGACACAGAGTTAGATGATTACATCCTTAAATCTGCTCCATCTTTTACCGCATCGGTAGAACTTGGCGCTAGTGCTAACATCATTTTTGAAGGTACTACTAACGATGGTTTTGAAACAACCCTCACAGTTGTAGACCCAACGGCTGACCGAGTTGTAACTCTTCCTAACGCAACAACAACTTTGGTCGGACGCGATACAACTGATACTTTAACTAATAAAACTCTTACTTCCCCGACCATCAATGCCGCAACTCTTACAGGAACAATTAGTGGAGGAACGCTTACAAGTAACACAATTACTTCAGGCACTTTAGGCAACGCTCTTGCGGCTGGAACTTTTAAGATTACAGGTTTAGGCGATGCCTCTGAATCAACAGATACAGATGCCGTCAATGTAAAGCAAGCCTTAAATCTTGCTCGTACACAAATGCTTATGCTCGGTGGAATGTAATGACATTTACCTACTCGGGAGACCCAAGCACATCTACGCGTAACTATGTGCGCTTCCTTATTAGCGATACAACTTCAACAGATGCACTTTTTAGCGACGAAGAATTAAACTATGTTATTACTGAGTGGGGCGGGGATGCTTACAGCGCGGCGCGTGAGTTGGCTGAAATCCTTATTGCTCGTTTTAGTCGTCTAGCCGATAGCAGTTCAAAGAGCGTAGGAGATATTTCGGTCTCTGAGTCTTACTCTTCAAAGATTGCCCATTACAAAGAATTGGCTGAGAGTCTATTGCGTAGACAAATGCGTAAATCTCCACCTCGTCCGTTTGCAAACGCTCAGGCACTTAAATCTACAAATGACAGAATTGTCGATGACTACAACACCGATGCTTATGCTGGAATTCACGATAATCCTAACAATGTCTACGACCATCGTATAGTTGAATAGGGGTAGCCAATGGATGCTATCTATACAAAAGTAGCGGAGTTTATGACCGATACCGTGGTGTTCACGGCTCAAAGCGCGGTTGATAAATATAATAAGCCTACTTTCGGCGGAGCAGTTGTCACCGCTACGGGTCGCTTAGTTTACGAAACAACAAAATCTAAAGATGTTCAAGGTCAAGAAGTTGTAGATATTGGGCGATTTATTTCTTACGGTCCAAGGACAACAATCACAACTGGACACAGAATGGTCGTCGGGGCGGACACCTTTACAATAAATGGCGTAGACAACATCTCAGACGAAAACGGAGCGCATCACACCGTCATCAGATTTGGGCGTTAGTTATGGCAAAGGCGTCTTTCAAACTTGATTTATTTGGCGATAAAGAGTTAGTCAATGCTCTGAAGGCTGGTAAAGAAGATACCCCTCAAGCAATAGCCCAAGCGATTTATGAAGAAGCCAATGTTATTTTTGCTAAGTCTCAGGTTCTTGTTCCAGTAGATACTGGAGTTCTTCGTGGCTCAGGCGGAGTTTCTGCTCCACAAATGGGAAGCCAAGGCTATTTTGTAGATATTTTCTATGGTGGTCCCGCCGCTTCTTATGCTCTTTATGTCCATGAGATTATCGGCAACTATCACAATCCACCAACACAGGCTAAATACCTTGAACAACCCGTCATGGAAGCGATGTCCACAATTCAGCAAAACATAAAGGGTAGAATTATCGACATCATACAGAAAGGGCATAGAGGCTAATGGCAACTATTCTTGAATCAGTCGGTGACTACTTAGTTACCAATAGCCAAGGAACCCTTGGAACAAGTATCTTTTTGGGAACTCTTCCTGAAACACCTGACGCTTGCGTAGCCGTATATGAGAACGCTGGAAGTTCCCCTACATTCACTATGGGTCCAGGTGGTATAAGAATCGATTACCCAATGCTTCAAATTATCTGCCGAGCAGGTCGTGAAGATTATCCAACCGCTAGAGACAAAGCAGAATCTATCCGCGTGTTGCTCGCGTCGGTGCTTGAACAAACCATCTCAGGGGTGCATATTATGAGGATTGAACCGATGGGTTCAGTAAATATGTTAGGAGTAGACCCGAAGTATCGCCCACTAATCTCGGTAAATTTCCGATGCCTAGTGAGAATGTAATCGAGGAGCCAACGGCTCCACAAGAGAGAGTGGTGGACCCGTATGGCAGAAACGCAACAACCGATGAGTTCCAGCGATGCTGGAAATGTGACAGGCTCCTCTTCGAAAGCGCAACGCGCCCGTGGAGTATCCGCTGTCCCCGTTGTAAATCCAAAAATAAATCAGGATGAGTTTTCTTCTGCTCTAGATGATTTAGTTGGGGTTTGGAAAGTACAAGAAGGTTGTTCGGTAGGAAGAATTACAAGAGAACTACCTGAACCCATGCGGACTAAGTTCAAAGAAACACTTCGGAATGAAAAGGTTAATTCTGCTCGCTTAGTAGAAGTCTTAGCAACTTTTGGCATTACGGTAGGCTCTGATGTTATGCGTAGACATCGTAGAAGGCTACTTGGCAAAGATGGGTGTAAGTGTCCAAATGAGTCTTGATGATGCTTTAGATAATCTGCTTAAAACTAGCGAGATGAATTCAGTTCAAAAAACTGAGCCTCGTCAAAGACAAGCAGAATGGTTGCCTGGAGTTACTTGGCAAGGCGAAGAAGGAATGGTTACTACTCAACCGATGGAGGGCGACACCGCGCCCGATTGGTCAGGAGTTCTTCGAATGTGGGGATTAGACCCCGAACATTTTCAAGTAGTAGAACCAGTTCTTTTCAATGTGTGGGGCGATACTTTAGGAGTTCTCAATCGCCAATGGAAGGGCAAAGTAGTTCGAAAGGGCAAGCAAGAAGTTGCCGATATTGAAGCCTTAATCGAAGAGATAAAGAAACACAAACCCCGCGAACGCAAACCAATTACAGGTGGAGCAAGCCTTGTCGTATGTGCCGCAGACTGGCAGACAGGTAAAAGAGATGGCGACGGTCTAAAAGGTTTAGTTGGTAGATGGCTCCAAGCAGTCGATGATGTCGAGTTTAGAATTAAAGAATTAAAAAAGATAGGTCGTCCGATTGATTCAATCACCGTTCTATGCCTAGGTGATTTAGTTGAAGGATGCGATGGTCACTACGACATTCAGACTTTTACAGTTGAGGTCGATAGAAGAGACCAAGTAAAGATTGCTCGTCGTCTCCTAAGAGATGCTCTTATCCGCTGGTCAAAGGTTGTCCCTAATATCACCGTTGCCGCGATTGGTGGAAACCACGGTGAGAACCGTAAAAACGGAAAAGCCTTCACGACTCTTAATGACAATGACGATGTAGCCCTAGTTGAATCAGTAGCAGAAATCTTTCAAGCCAACCCTGAAGCCTACGGTCATATCCGTTTTGCTATTCCAACAGATGAGTTGAGTCTTACAGTTGAAGTTAATGGAAAGATTATTGGAATTACTCATGGACACCTTGCTCGTAGTGCTGGAAGCCCTGAAGCAAAACTTCGCAGATGGATTGCTGACCAAACTCTCGGGCGCCAGTCGATAGGCGATTGTGACATTTTGGTCTCGGGTCATTATCATTCGTTTCGTCTAGCAGATTGGGGAGGAGTCAAATGGCTACAAGCACCAGCCCTCGACGGGGGAAGCGTTTGGTGGAGACAGTCCAAGGGGGAAGTTGCGGCTGTGGGAGTGCTGACATTCCTAGTGACCAGCGAGGGAGTCTCGGACATCCAAGTATTATGAACGACCCAAGGGACATCGCCTTATATGCCGCTGAGTTGGTCTCAGGAGAGCGTCAGGACGCCTACGGACATCCCCTTGATAACTTCACTAGGGCATCAAAGATATGGTCTGTAATCCTCGGCTGTGAGGTTTCTGCGGAGCAAGTAAGCCTCTGCATGGTGGGCATGAAGATTGCCCGTGAAATCAATCAAACCAAGCCCGACACGGTAGTGGATGGGATTGGCTACTTTTTGACCCTCAACATGATTCAAGAAGAGCGCCTCAGAAGAGAGAATAACTAACCCTAGTTGTGATATACTTGCCTTGTCCTGAGAGGAGGACGAGATGAAGTATGAAGGATTAGAAGTTGTTGAGCGTAATAGCGCTCGCGGGTCTGCTGAGTACATCTACAAGGGTGTAAGAGTTTCTAAATACACTCAAGAGCGCGGACACAAAACACGAATCCGTGGCGGTTATAGCCGTGCGGGTGTCAAGTTCAGTTACAAAGTTAATTCTTTTAACGCTAACGCAGTCGTGCCAACAAGTTACAGAATCAGCGTGAACTTTACTTTGAAGGAAACTATCGCTGAGATAGAAGCATTATTGGCTCGAGAAAATGTGATTGCTGAAAGAGGCGAAATCATCCTCAATGTCAGCGAGCGCGAAATTTTGAGAGGCAGAGGGGAGTACAACGGGTAATGGCTAGACCAATCGAGAGTTCAAAGCCCTGCTTTAAGTGTGGGCGAACCGTAGTTAAATGCGAATCCAAGAGCGGCAAGTTCTACATTGCTAGTATTGAAGTTGTGTCCAGCCAGTATGCTGATTACACAGCCCGAGGCAAGGCTATCTATCCAGTTCACGAATGTGACGAAAGGGAAATTGTTAAGTATCAAGAACTTCTCAAGCGCCAGTTAGCCGAGGGTCAAATTGTCAAAGGACAAAAAGTTGTTGTGGTCAAAGGTCGCAAAGTAGCAAAAGGAACTGAAGGCGAGATTTTTTGGCTTGGCTACGAAACTTGGAATGGCGAATCTGTTCTAAAGCGTGTTGGAATCCTGGTCCAGTCAGGAGAAAAAGTTTTTGTAAGTTCAGAATATGTCGAGGCTAAAGTCTCTTAAACCTCACCTGATACACTAAACCTACTGTGCGCTAGTCGCCCGAGTTTTTCGTCTCTTCCGTGTCCAAGTGACCTGACGGTTACTTGGGTTACCCATGTGCTGTCACGGAGGAGGTTTGAATGGCTCGTTATAGAGTCTTACAGGGTATTGATTACCCACCTAACAAACGCGCCGAGGCTGGAGAAATCGTTACTGATTTACCTCCGCAATCGGTGAAGTGGCTTTTAGATTCAGGCATTGTTGAAGATGCTGATAAGCCAACAAAGAAAATCGAAGAGCCTGTTGTAGAAGAAACTAAAGTCGAACCCGTTGCAGAGGTTGTAGAAGAACCTGCTGTTGAAAAAGGTTTTGACGCAGATGCCACCGATGGTGATGGCGATGGATTCCTTCAAGACGGCACCCCACATCAACGCCCAGTTGAGGAGAAATAATGCCTACATTCCGCCACGGTAAAAATGTCAATGTCTTTCTTGATGCCTATGATTTTTCTACCTATTTCAATAGTGTCAGCGCTTCAACAACTATTGATACCGCCGAGACAAGTGCCTTCGGTACAAGCGCAAAGTCGTATGTAGTTGGTCACCGAGATGGAACAGTCTCGTTATCAGGGATGTTTGAATCAACCGCGTCAGTTGGAACCGACCAATACTTCGCAAGCGCTCTTGGTTCAGCCACAAAAATTAAACTAATCGTTGCTCCTGAAGGTCATTCAAATGGCGCTGGAGCAATCTTGCTACAAGCAGACGATACATCCTACGAGGTCTCAAGTGCCATCGCAGATATTGTCCAAGCAAGCGCAGAATTCCAATCAACAGATGCCGTCGAACACGGGAAGATTCTTTCTTCAGGTTCGGCTGTAAGTGC